CTTGAAAGCTAAAGGTGGTAAAGTGTGGACACCTGCATTGCAGGAAGAGCTTGATGATGTGGTTTTGTTCTTGGTAGACGTTGATGACGTCATTGAAGAAAAAGCTGCAAGTGCTAGTGGAGAAACTGCCGCTAAAACTCCTTCTTATAATCCAGCACCTGGAACAGAAAAGATGGTACATTTGTCATTGGTACAAGGCCGTCGTTTCAATCCACTCACTGGCAAAGAAGAGTCAAAAGTATTTACTCAGTTATTTACATTTGCAGAATGGCAGCTGTTTAAGAAGAATTACAAAAATCTTGGCTATACTGTTATGGCCGCTTTGCATGACCCTTATGGAGATGCAGCAGAGATTGTAACGAAAACTAATTAACAACTTAAAATTCAAAGCTATATGTTAACAACTGAGATGTTACGACAAAGTTCAGCTCTTGCAGGTCTAACTGATGCTCAGTTTACTGCTATTGCTGAAATGTCAAAAAATGACGAAAATACTGTCATCGGAACAAAAATTGGTGCTTTGCATGGCCAGTATGATGCTGATATTCTTGGCATTACTGGCATTAAGAAAAAAGATGGCGAAAAGAGCTACGATTATGCAAAGCGTGTGCTCGGTGAATATAAAACCAAAGCTGAGTCAGTAAAAACTGTTCAGGCAGAGCTTACTGCGGCTAAAGCAGAAGTTGCTGACCTTCAGTCAAAACTTGAAAAGAATTCTGGCGATGAAACTTTACACCAGCAGCTGAAAGATGCTAAAGCGCAGGTTACACAACTTCAAGCTCAGTTGCAGACAAAAGAAACAGAGTTTAGCTCTAAAAAAGCTGAGTATGAAACAGCAATAAAGAATACGCACGTTGATTATGCATTTCAGGCAGCTGTTTCTGGGCTTAAGTTCAAAGCCGGTATTACTGACACAGTTCAGAAGGTATTGCTGAATTCTGCAAAAGCAGAAGTACTTTCTAAAGGTACTCCTGATTTTATAGATGATGGCCAAGGTGGCAAGAAGCTTGTTATCCGTGGGGCCGATGGCAATATCCTCAACAATCCTAAGAATAACCTCAATCCATATACGCTGCAAGAGCTTGTTATGGAAACATCGCTTAAAGATGTAATCGACACTGGCCGTCAGCAGCAAGGAGGAGGAACAGGAGGTTTTGGGTCCGGTTCAGGTGGAACAGGTGGAACACTTGATTTGTCTGGCATTAAGAGTCAGGTAGAAGCAGATAAAGCTATTGAGGCTCATTTGCTTGCAAGTGGCTTAACTCGGGACTCGCAAGAGTTCGCTGACCAGTCCTTGCAATTGAGAACTGAAAACAATGTGGCAAGTTTGCCTATTAAATAAAGAGAAAAGTGCTATGAAGGCGTAAAAGGGTAATGCACCATAGTAGCAATAGTGTATAACAATTAAAAACAAAAGATTATGAGCTTAGTATTAACTCGTATCCAGAACATTCGTGCAAACTCAAATCTCGATAAGTTTGAGTATCGCCCCAGTAGATACGGTGCGCTGAATGCTTTCATGGTGCAGTCCGAAGACCCTACTGGCATCCTTACCGAGGAGTTGAAGCAGAAAGCAAGAACTTCCATCGGTAACACTCTCGAAACTCCGGTAATTGACTATGATGCCGATATTACCATTGGTAATACTCGCACATTGACAATCGCTGACAGTGAAAACACTTCTAATATGGTGCAGATTACGTTTGCTACCTATGCTTGGGGCTTCACAATTGCTCCTGCAATGTACATGAACAACGAAATCGGCATCCAGAAGGACTTCGAAACCAAGATGATGAAGTACATCTACAAGTTTGCTCAGAAGCTTGATGAAGTTGCTCTTACAGCTTTGGCTACTAACAAAACTAAGGTTCTGAAGAACAAACTGCTGTATGACTTCTCAACCAATGCAGTCAATGCCAAGTGGTCAGAGCGTGAAAACGTATTTGGTGACCTCGAGATTATGATGGGCGCAAATGACTTCTTTGGTCAGCTGCATATCATTGGTGACCCTGGTGTTGAGTCCATTATGCATAAGCTTGAGCAGCATGGGCTTTACAATGACGTAAACAAGCAGAATGAATTTGGCAACAAGATTGTCCACTTGACAAACAATCTTGCAGCTACTCTCGGTAAATATGCTCAGGGTTATGCTGTGAATGCCGGTTCACTTGGCATGTTGACTCGTTTTGAGCGTGATTGCTTGCTTGGCACAGTTTCTGGTGATGGTCATGAGTGGGGTATTGCTACTCTGCCTCTGTTGAACATGCCTGTAGGTACTTACTTCTATGACTCTGTTGGTGACTACCACGCTATTGCTGGAGCTGCTACTGAGGATATGGTTCGTACTCGCAAAGAGCATTACGGATTTGCTGTAGACGTAGCATTCCTCACCTCTTACAACAGCGACAATGCTACTCTGCCTAGTCCTATCCTTGCATTCAACATTTCTAGCGAAAATGCTGTTTATGCTAAGCCTGTTGTAGTGGTTAACTCAGAGGAAAGTCCGGTTAACACCAAGACCGTCGTCTAATAGCAAGAGGTAAATTCCTTGAGTTGTTATAGCTTTGAAGAGCAGGGAGGGCTAAGGCTAAATTAGCTTTAGTTACCTCCCTGTTTTTCTTATTAAAACTAGAAAATTATGGTTAGAGCCAACGATATACAAGATAAATTGCTTCATCTAATAGGATGGGAGCAAAATTATGATACGTCAGACTTAAAAATATCTGATGCTTTAACCGTGAGTGAAAGTGGCCTATACTTTCAGCAAATTCATCCTTTGCTCACATTACAGAATATGGCTTGTATCGCTCCGGACTTTAAGAATATGACCTTTGAAGAATATAATACTGAAAAGTCATACTCTAAAGGTAATGTAGTAAAGTATGATGAAAAGCTATATAAAGCATTACAAAAAGCATTAAACAAACAGCCTGATATTGAGTCTGAGTATTGGGTTGAAACCAATCCATTTTCTGAATGGCTTGAAAGCAAAACAAAAGCAAGCATTCAAAAAGCTATTGCAAGATATTGCAATGAAAAAATTGCGCAAGGAACATATAAAACTTTGTGCGAAAATAGAACTCTATTTGACGGAACTGGTCGTCTAGTAGATATTGTAAAAAACAGAAAAAACTTAGTAGGCTTTGAGATTGTACCTGTAAGAGCAAAAGGCGTAACTACAAAAATCAATAAAATAGGTCTACAATTTACAGAACCTGGTGAATATACGCTGTATCTTATGCATTCTAGCATGGATGCTCCAGTTAAGATAATAAAGCTTAATAAGATACGCAAAAACAGCATTGAATGGTTTTCGCTTAATGATGTATATCTGCCTTATCAGAGTGAAGACAATGATGCTGGAGGAAGTTGGTATTTATGCTATTTCCAATCTGAGCTTCCAGAAGGAAGTCAAGCTATCAGAAAAGACAAAGACTGGTCCAAAGAACCTTGTAACTCATGTTCACGCAGAGAATACTTGGCTTGGATGGCATGGTCAAAATATATAGAAGTGCACCCATTTTTTGTAAATGAGGAACTAATTGAAGCTGTTAATTTCAGTGATGACTTTAACAATGATTTTGAAAAGCAAGCACTTCACCTATGGGATGTTGAAAATAATCAATATACCTACGATAATAACTACGGCTTAAATCTCGAATTAACTATAAGCTGTGATATTACAGATTTTATAATTGAGCAGCGAATGTTATTCCAAGATGTTATAGCAAAACAAGTAGCAGTAGATATGCTTCGTGAATTTGCCTATAATGCTAATGTTCGCACAAACAGGCACTCAATAAATGCATCTAGACTTGATATACTATATGAGGTTGATGGAGACTCTTCATCTATGAAAAAATCAGGTCTTAGCTATCAGCTTGACATGGCATTTAAGGCAATTAAACTTAGCACTGAAGGTATAGATAGAGTTTGCCTTCCTTGCAAAAATAATGGCATAAAATATAGAACTGTATAACATGGCTATAAAAAGGTATAATGCAACACTTCGTAATCTTGAATACCGATTAAGGGCATTCAAAGATAGTCTGCCTATGCTATTAGAAGATATTGTGCGTGACAAAGAAGACGTAATAGTATCAGCTATAGCAGATGACCAGTTATATCGTCGTGGTATCAACGGTAGAGGTGAAAAGATTATGGATTATATGCCTTATACTGCTAGAACCATAAAAAATAAAAAGCAAAAAGGACAGCCTACAACTCGAGTTACATTGCGAGATACTGGGGCTTTTCATGAGTCTATGTTTGTAGTATTTGACTCAGAAGGTTTTTATATAACAGCAGGTGATGAAAAAACTCAAGACCTTGTAGAGAAATACGGAGAAGAGATATTCAGGCTAACAGATAAAAACTTTACCAGAATTATTCGTTCTCATATACGAAAGGAATTAGTTAAAAGATTAAAACAGGCAATAAGACAATGAAGGAAAGCTCAGTACAAATAAGGTATAAAGATAATCCTGTATTGCTTGATAAGATATTGCAGGATATGCAGAAGTCACTGATGGAAAAACTTAAGTGGCTTAATTATGCATTTGGCCGTGCTTACAAGTTAGTTGAGCACAGACCAGATGGCAATAAATTTATATATCCTGCCATGTATAATGGTAATAGCGAATATGTTTCGCTGTTGCCAAATGATAACTTTGGTAATTTTTCATGGTTTGATATATATGACCCGCAAAGAATTACTCAGGTGGTGCAGTCATTACCTCAATACACATTCAGTGGTGCAATTATATTTTGGTACGACTTAAGTAGCATCTATGAAGATGAAACTGTGTTACATACAGAAGAAGTAAAAGATGAGATTATACGTGTTTTAACAACACCAGGTCTTATTACTACTACTGGTAAACTCGTTATAAATGATATATATGAGCGCTTTGAAAATATATACAAAGGTTATTCAATAGAGAAAATCTATAATAACTATACTTATAAAGGAGAAGGTATACAAGATATTGATAAACAATTCTTCATGTACCCTTATGCAGGAATACGAATTGAATTTACTTTAACAACTAGAGAATTATGTCAACGGTATATTTTATAACAATGCTTTCGGCTTTAATATATATAGCCTTAGCAGCAGCATTTGCTATTTTGCTGATTGGAAAATTAGGTATAAGAGACAGTATAATTGCCAGAGCACCAAAGCTCATTTCTCAATTATTCGATTGTGATTTTTGTTTAAGCTTTTGGACATCGGTCATTCTCGCTATCATTCTCGCTATTTTCTTTAGAGAAATGAGTATTATACTTATTCCTATAATATCAACCCCTATAACGCGAATTTTAATATGAAAAGCCTGCTTATAAATAAGAAAATTGTACGGGTTTATGATAGCATAGATGAAATGCCTATTGTAAACTTCCAAAAGTACAATAAATATCTGCTTATTGACTCAGGTATTGGCTCAGACGCAGATGATATTGATGCTCATATAGTAAAGATAGCAAAATTCATAAAAGCTAATAATAATAAAAAAGCTTTACAGGAATTGCATAATATGAGGCAAAATATGTATATGATAAATAATGAAATTTCACCAAAATACTTAGCTTTTGCTGCTCTTATTCATAGTATAGATGGAAAAGAAGTCAATGACTTATCAGACGACGGTCTTAAAAAATTGCTTCAGGACCTTAAAGATATAAAGCATTCTAAAGTCATAGATTTTCTTTTGTGGCTTAAAAAAAAAGTCACAAGTGAACTAGAAACTTACTTTCCGGGTGATTTTGTAAATCCAAAGGAAAAAGAAGCTTATGATAAACTTAAAAATAGAACACTTCTTGTATTAGACTCTATTATAAATGATACTGATAATACAGAGCAGATAGAGTTAATAGATACAATGATGCTAAATATGCATACACCAAAAGTATTTATAGGAAGTGAGTCTGTTGAGGTTAAATATGATAAGCAGTTTGAAAGTACTTGTTTGCTTATAGCTCAAAAAACAAATATGGATGCTAGAAAAATGACAGTACTTCAATTCTATAATGCTATTGACAACATTAAAGCCCAAGCAGAAGCTGAGGCAAAAAGTTTGAAAAAACATAAAAAGAGATAACTGTTATGGCAGATGAAGATAAAATAAAATATAGCGATATAATCCAGCCGGATGACTCGATTGAAAAGCTTGTCAAACAACTTGGCGAGCTCAATCAGTCATACGAGACAATGGTAAATGCTATCAGGGCAGGCGCAGATAGAGTTGTGCACGCTTTGAAAACTGCTAGTGGAGCTACAAGTGAAGGGCGTAAAGCTATTGATGAAGCAACAGCATCTACGTCAAGACTTGAAAGAGCTCAGAATGAGCTTAAATTAGCTTTATCTGATACGGGTAAACAGATTGCTTGGCTTAAAGCACAAACTTCAGATGCTAATAGAGCAACTGTAGAACAGCAGCGTTATATCCAGCAAGCTATATCTTCTTATGACCGTCTTAAGTCTGACCTAAAGCAAGCAGTTGAGCTATATAAATCTTTAACTGCGGCTGAAAGAGCAGATAGCGAAATGGGGCAACGGCTACTCAATGATATTCTTAATTTGAAAAATCAGATTAAGGCCCTTGATGACCAAATGAAACCTCATATCCAAACTCTGTCTGAAGTAGAAAAGGCAGAGCAAAGATTAGCTTATTTACAGTCAGATGAAGGTGAAAGATTACTTGAGTTAAAAGCTAAGATTGCTGAGCTTACTTCTGCTAGAAAACAGCAGAAAGCTACAGTAGACCCATTAGCTCAGGCTCAAGAGAAACTTGCCTATGCTCAGTCAGAAGAAAATCAGCAGCTTAAACTCTATTCAACTCAAATACGAGAAGCAAATCAGATTGCTCAATTACAAGCTACAATTGCTAATTCTGCAGAAGGTTCTTATAATAGACTTTCAGCTCAATATGCATTAAATAAAATACGACTTAATCAGATGTCTGCAGCTGAGAGAGAAGCTGCTAACTCTGGTAAAAAGCTTGAAGTTGAAACAAATGCAATTTATCAGCAGATGATAAAATTGCAAGAAGCGACAGGTAATTATAGATTGTCTGTAGGTCATTACCAAAAAACATGGGATGGCTTAGGCATTTCTATTTCTCAAGTAGTACGAGAATTACCTGCTGCAGCTGTATCGCTTAATACATTCTTCTTAGGTATATCGAATAATATACCTATGGTAGTTGATGAAATTAACAGACTAAGAAAGAAAAATGAATTACTGAGAGCAGAAGGTAAAGAAACTGTAAGTGTAACAAAGTCAATTGTAAAATCACTGTTTAGTTGGAATACAGCACTAGTAGTTTTACTTACTGTATTCTCTATGTACGGTAAAGAAATCATTACATGGATTGATAGGACGTTTGCAGGGAGAGATGCAGCTAAATCTTTTGAAGATGCTTTAGAGGACTTAAATGATGAGCTAGGAAAAGGGTCTACAGGGTCTTATGGCCAGCAGATAGCAGTATTAAGAAGACTATCTGAAAATTGGAAAGATTTAGGGGATAATATAAAAGTACAAACACAGTGGATTAAAGATAATGAAAAAGAGTTCAGTAAATTAGGCATCACCATTGATAGTATAAATGACGCCAATAATGCTTTTGTAGATAATACTGAATCTGTAGTGGCCGCATATAAAGCAAGAGCTAAAGCAGAAGCTGCGCTGAATGTTGTGTCCCAACAATACCAAAAACTATTAGTTGCAGAAAATAAAGCTGAACTTGAAAAAGTGCGTGAGTACGGCTTTTTCGACAAAACTATAAATTACTTTAAAGCTTTATGGGGCGGCATTTCTGGACCAGACTCTGATTTGTCACTTGAAACTAGATTAAAAAAGCAGAGGCAGAGAAATGTAGAAAGTTTACAAAAAGATGCAGATGCTCTTGAAAAAGAAGTTGAAAGCTATTTCAACGTATGGAAATTTTATGAAGACCAAGCAGATGCTCTATTTAAAGAAATTGGCTTAGAAGAATCTCACAAAAAAGATAAAAGAGGTCGTACACCAAGAGACGCTGATGACCGCCTAAATAACCTGGCATTAGCAGCCGAAAAAGCATATCAAAAGAGCCGTACAGAGATTGAGAGGGATGAAAATAAGAAGCGCAGAGCTGAAGCCTTTGCATCATTCAATCAAGAAATAGCTGATTTAAACGATAAATATTCTAGAATCCAAAA